AATTAGCAGATGAATTTGCAAAGATTGGTACTGGCACAATGGTTCAATTTGGTGCAGGATCAAAAGGAGAAAAACCCGATCCACCGGCATCAGAAAGAGTAAGTAAATTTTGGAAAGATATGGTAGCCGAGGTTGGTGCAACGGCGAGTTCTATACCTAAAACTGATATGCTAATAGGATCTACTGTTAAAATTAGTTTAAAGAAAAGTGGTGGTTCACAAACAGGTTCACCAACAAAAGGAGAAGCTTATGCTACTTTTCAAGCGGCTGGTCAATTAGTAGGAGAGAATGAAAAGGCTCAACTTGGTACATTATTAGCATATATCAAAGATGATTGGAATACGATTCATTCCGATATAAATGCAAGAACTGTTAGTTCAGCTATTAAAAAAGATGTAAAGTCAGCAGGAAAAGATAAGAAAGCAGCAAGAGGAGCAAGAGCAGGTAGAGGCGCCGAAGTTCAGGCCATACCTCAGAAAGATGATGTAAAAGCAATATTAGCTCAATCAGCAAAACATAAAGAAATGTCTCCCATATTTACTAACTTTTTTAATAACAATACTATGTTTAAAGATTATTTTGTATATGAGGCGGCTTCAGGATATAAAAAATTTAGTGGTGGTGAAGCAACTGCAAATAAAATGGTAGAATTCAATCCTTATAGTAGAACATTAACAGAAAATATTAATATTGGTATGGATGGTGTTCCTTCTGGAGAACTTACGGCATATTCTAATCAAATAAAATTTGATGTTGGATTTAAAAGTTCAGGTGGATCAATCTCATCATCAATGAGACTAATAAAGGCAGAAAAAGAATGGGAAGAACCAACATTTCAAGATATAGTCGAAGATAGTCTTCAAGAAATGGATTTTAGTGACTTCTATAGTTTAAATGAACAACGATTTTTAGATGAGGCGGCTTGGTTTAAAGCAGTAAAAGATAAGATATCGAGTGTATGGAATACTATTTGGGATAAAACTAAAAAAATATTAGACAGAATTGTTGCTTTAGGAAAAAGTGCCCTTAAAGCCTTAATGAAATTTTTTGGAGTAGAAGTAGACTATGTTACCGCATCTGGTCCAGACATAATTTTCGGAAAAATGGCATAATGTTTGCATTCTCTTCATTCCTAACTGAACAGAAGAATCTCCACATGGAGCACCTTGAAGATGAGGTGTTGAATCATGGGGTAGAAGGAACAAGAGGCGCAATCAATTTCCTTCAAGGATTGAGGGATATGTTAGCCGGAAACTCTGATTCATCCGTTGATGTAACTGTAAAATGGGATGGAGCACCGGCGGTGTTCGCGGGTTTTAATCCAGAAAATGACAGATTTTTCGTAGGAACAAAGGGAGTATTCGCCAAGAACGCAAAGATAAACTATACTGAAACAGATATAGATGATAATCATTCTGGTGGATTAGCATCAAAACTCAAGGTCGCACTCAATGAATTACCCAAAGCAAACATAAATGGTGTTTTACAGGGTGATATGATGTATACAAAAGAAGATTTACAAAAACAAACGATTGATAATATACCTTATATAACTTTTCAACCAAATACAATCGTTTATGCAATACCTGTAAAGTCTGGATTGGCGGCGAAAATCTTGTCCTCTAATATGGGAATCGTATGGCATACTACTTACAAGGGCGATACGATGGAGGACATGACCGCCTCTTTTGGTGTTAGTGGTGGAGCATTTAGAGATGTTAGTACAGTATGGCAAACAGATGCATCATTTCAAGATACATCAGGAAGTGCCACTATGACAAAGAAAGAAACAGGAGATGTTACTAAAATATTGAGTCGAGCCGGAAGCCTATTCCGTCAATTAGATTCTCATGTTTTAGGAATGATTGCACATGATGACCAAACAAGTGAATTGGTAAAAGCATATACTAATAAGATGGTAAGAGCCGGAGAACCTATTAAGGATGTAAAGAGACACACCGCAGGACTGATTGCATTTGTATATGACAAGTTGAAAGCAGAGATTGATAAGGTAAAAAGAGAAGAGACAAAGAAAACCAAAAAAGATGTGATGGATAGATATGTGGGATTTCTCAGAGATAATTCAAGTGAATTTGTCAAGATATTTGCAATGCAAAACTTACTTATTGAAGCAAAACTGTTAATTATTCGTAAGTTAGAAAAAGTCAAATCTATAAAAACCTTGATGAAGACATCTACAGGATTTAGAGTAACCGCACCAGAAGGATTTGTTGCTATAGACAACCTCAAGGGCGGAGCAGTTAAGTTGGTTGACCGAATGGAATTTTCAATGCAGAACTTTAATGCTGCCAAAAACTGGGACAAATAATGGAAGAAGAAGTTGAGAAGGACTATCATGAAGGACACGAACCTCAACTTGGTCATGACCATTTCGAAGATGAATATGAACAACGAAATGATCCAGAACATCCTTATTGTACAAACTGGCCAGTAAACAAGAAAAAAGGGGAAAATGAAAAAGTTTAAAGAAACGGTTGCAGGAGTACATGAACTCTCAAAAACAGAAAGATTGGCTCTTGATATAGCTCTTTTGGATGAAGCTGGCCAAGATATGTGTTCTATCCCATTAGAGAAATTAAAGTCAAAAGTTTTTCGTGATAGACATAAGAAAATATGTGTAGATCCGCAAACTTGGAGTACCACAAAGAAAAAAGCACAAAAAAGTATATGGTCGAAAGCAGCACGAGCTGGGTTAAGGGGTAAATTATACAACAGTCTTGAAGAAGGACCAGAAAACATAGTCATACTGATACAAGACATTACCAGACAAATGATCGCAGCACTTCAAAAAGGTGATGAAAGAAAATTAAAAGGGCTCTATAAAAATTTAGGAAAGGTTATCAAATGAAAACATTTAAAAATTATCATGAAGGCTGGTTTTCCAAAAAAAATCCAGAAGATGAAGAAGAAGAAGAATTACTGAGGCTTGGTCAGAAATCAGCTGGTAGAGGTGGCTGGGATGAAAAAGAACAAAAAAAGTATAATGATCTTTGGATGAAGTTGCACAAAAGAGGATCGAAGTTAACCAAAACGATGACGCCACCTAGTGTATATAGAGATGATTCTTGGGCCACTAAGACTATAAAACTTCATAAGAAACTTAGACTAACTGTAAAAGATAATCCAGGCGTACTGTCATAATGAAAACATTTAGACAACATCTAGACGAAAAAACAGAATATTATTTGGACACATCTCAAGATAATACTGAGAAGTATGTTGCGTTTGATGGTAGCTATTGGTACACAGGTAAGATAGGTATCAGGGGTGGAGATAGATATTTGAAGTTTGCGGCCACACATGGAAAAGACAGTTATTTTGAACGGGCCAAGTTAAAAAAGACAACTCCAGAGAAACTTGAAAAAGATGTTGGTTTTACTGTAGATTTTAAGAAACTATATAAACGATGAGCACAGCTGTAATTGTATTTGGGAGATTTAATCCCCCTACTATCGGACATGAAAAGTTGATAAATGCGGTGATTGCTGCTAATCAACGTGAAGGTGGAACTGCCTTAATTTATGGGAGTCATACACAAGATTCTAGGAAAAATCCTCTTACTCATACACAAAAGTTCAAGTATTTGGGGAAAATGTTTCCACGAATGAAAAGATCTATGCAAAGTAAAGCGACAGAGAAAAATGTACTTGAAATTGCTGTTGATTTAAGTGGAGACTATGAAAAATTAGTAATGGTTGTCGGTAGTGATAGAGTAGATGAATTCACCTCATTACTAAATAGTTACAATGGGATAAAGTCTAAACACGGATTTTACGAATTTAAAGAAATAGAAATAATTAGTGCCGGATCAAGAGATCCAGACGCCGATGGCGCATCTGGAATGTCAGCATCCAAGATGAGAAAAGCCGCAACTCAAGGAGATTTTAAGGCATTTCAACTGGGCGCATCAGACGAATTAACAGTAAAAGACAAAAGAAACATGATGAATGATGTACGAAAAGGACTAAAATTAGACGCAATTCGTGAAGGAATGAAGCGCCGAAGAGGATTACATCAACCAGTTGTAGTCACACCCGGAGGTTTCATTGAAAGAAAAGAGTTGTCATGGCAAGGTTATGATACTATAAATTTATCTACTTGTAATGAAGCATATGAATTGTTCGATGAGATTGTTAATAGTATTGCTGAAAGTTCTTTTACTAAACCAGAATTAGCATATCTCAAAGAGGCATTAATACTGTCAGACAAATGTTTGACCATAGCACAAGTACCAGAAGAAATGATACAAAAACAAGATGTACGAGATTATATGGAGTGTTCTGGTAAAGCAATAAGATTGTTGGGGAGCATTGGAAAACGAACAGGAATACCTTTTAACTTTTCGTTTTTGA